CCGGATCGCCCTAACTGACAACCCCGGGCGCGTGAGCTACCACAGGCAAGCGATAAACAGCCGAACAGACAATGACGCCCCGCAAGGGGTAGGCGACTGGCCCACGATACGGGCGGCTGATAAATAAAGCATGTGGCAAGACCCCAGCCGATTGGCTTGGATGCTGACTCCGACATCTTTGATCCTTGGTCTGTAAGTAGGGTCAAAGTCTGTCGGGGTTGTCTTCTGGCTGTGTTGATAGAGAAAAGCTATCAGCAAGCAATGATTACTAGTCGATGCCTGTGAAAGCGGGGTTGTCCTTCGACTGCCGAGAGGCTGACAGCCGGGAAAGACCGGCCTTTTTTCGTTTCGCCGGGCCTATCCAGCCGCGCATCACTCGCACCCCCTAGTGGATCAGCGCCCGGCACCCATCAAGCGAGCTGACTGAGCTTCATCAGCAGCAGCCCCCGACGCTTCGGTAAGCCCCGTCTCTCCTACGGATCAGGCGGCGGGCGGGGGTTTCATCGGCGAACAACCCTAGAGGATTCGCAACATGGCACGGCCAAGCAAGTACAACCCGGACTATCCCAAGCAGGCGCTAAAGCTGTGCCGCCTGGGGGCGACCGACAAGGAGCTTGCTGACTTCTTCGGTGTTGCCGAGTCAACCCTGAACAAGTGGAAAGAGGACTACCCGGAGTTTTCGGAGTCCTTAAAAGAGGGTAAGGCGCTTGCGGATGCTGAAGTAGCCGACAAGCTCTACAAGCGGGCGACTGGGTACGAACACGCCGCCGTCAAGATTGTGGCGAACGCCAACAGCGGGCAAGAACACATCGTTCACTACACCGAGCGCTACCCGCCCGACACGACAGCCGCCATCTTCTGGCTCAAGAACCGCCGCCCTGATCTGTGGCGAGACAAGACGGAGCAGAAGGTGGACGCTGACGTGAATCAGAACCTTACTGTCTCGTTCAAGTGAATGTCGAGTTCCCGGACAAGCTGCGGTGCTTGTTCCAGCCGAGTCGCTACAAGTTTCTGAAGGGTGGGCGAGGATCGGCGAAGTCGTGGTCTGTCGCTCGGGCGCTGTTGATTCAGGGGGCGATGCAGCCTCACCGGATTTTGTGCACTCGTGAGGTGCAGAAGTCCATCAAGCAGTCTGTTCACCAGCTACTAAAAGACCAGATTCAGGCGTTGAACCTTGGCGGTTTCTACCAAGTGCTTGAGACTGAGATTCGCGGGAAGAACGGGACATCGTTCCACTTCTCGGGCTTGTCAGATCACACGGCGGACTCGATCAAGTCGTTTGAGGGCTGCACTCGGGTCTGGATCGAGGAAGGCCAGGCAATCACAAAGAGGTCTTGGCAGATCCTGACGCCAACGATCCGGGCAAATGGCTCGGAGATTTGGGTCACCTACAACCCGCAGTTGGAGACGGATGAAACCCATCAGCGTGCGGTGGGTGACAAGAAGGACCCGGATACGGTCACGGTAGACATCAACTATTGGGACAACCCGTGGTTTCCTGAGGTGCTTGAGAAAGAGCGCCAGCATGCACAGAACACGCTATCTAAAGAGGAGTACGCGCACATTTGGGAAGGCCGGTGCATGCCAGCCGTTCAGGGCGCGATCTACTTCAATGAGGTGGCTGCGGCTGAGGCGACAGGTCGGATTGGCCGATTCCCATATGACCCGATGCTGAAGGTGCATCGAGTGTGGGACATGGGCTGGAACGACTGCATGGCGATCATCCTGGCCCAGCGTCATGGATCGGCAGTGAACATCGTTGGCTATGTGACCGGCACGCACCGGACAACAGCCGACTACATCTCAGAGTGCCGGGGCGAGAAGTACCGGGGCTGGAATTGGGGCAACGACTTTTTGCCTCACGACGGGTTTGCCAGCAATCGGCAGACGGGCAAGGCTGACGCGGACGTTCTGCGGGGCCTTGGCTGCACGGTTGTGCAGACGCCAAACATGGATGTGGAGCAGGGGATTCGGCAGGCTCGTTTGCTGTTTCCTCGGGTCTACATCGACAAGCAATCGACGGCATCGCTTGACCCTGAATTGCCGGGGCTGGTTGAGTGCCTGAAGCGGTATCGACGCCGCGTGAACCAACAAACAGGAACGCCAGAAGCGCCACTGCACGACGTACACAGCAACGGGGCAGACGCCTTCCGTTATCTGGCTCTGAACGCTGAGCAGATGACCAATGAGAGCTGGGGCGGATCCCTGAACTACGCAAACATCGGAATCGTATGAACGAGAAACTACGCCAAGTGCTAGACCATGAGATTGAGAGGTCGGTCACTTGGTCTACGTCCGCCATTCGTTCCGAGCAGGAGCGCAACCTTGCGTATTACCTTGGCCTGCCGATGGGCAACGAGGTCGAGGGCCGCTCGCAGGTTGTGTCGTGGGACGTGTTCGAGGTGGTGGAATCGGCTCTGCCGTCCTTCCTTGAGCCGCTGTTCGGTGGCGACAACATCGCCGAGTTCCAGCCTCGCGGCCCTGAGGATGAGGCCGCCGCATCTCAGGCGACCGACTACATCAATTACCTCGTCACCGAGCGCAATGACGGGTTCATGGTGTTTTACACCTGGCTCAAGGATGCGCTGTTGCAGAAGATCGGCGTGGTTCGCCCTGAGTGGATCAAGGTTGACCCCGAGCGCACGGACTATGAGGGCCTGACCGCCGAGCAACTGACGATGATGCAGGCTGAGGGCAAGGTGATCGTTGCCGCGTCCGAGCGCCTGGCCGATGTTGGCGGAATGCCTCTGCCTGTCTATGACGTGACCGTCGAGACGCAGCACCCCGGCAAGCTGTCCATTCGCAACGTCAAGCCGGTTGACTTCATCATCACCAAGGATGCCCGCACGCCTGACGACGCTTATGTCATCGGTGAGATGGTGACTTACACCCGCTCCGAGTTGAAGGAGATGGGCTACAAGCGTTGGGCTGATGTCTCAGACTACGACTTCTCCACGCTGACACACGATCCTTACGAGGACGACGTTTTCGACGAAACGGTCACGGTCGAGCTTGAGGAAGTCCGGCTGTTCAAGGGCTTCGTCCGCTGCGACTGCAACAAGGACGGGATTGCCGAGTGGCGTGAAGTGCTGGTCGGTGGTGGGCCTGATGACATCCTGATGGATGACGAGGTGGCGGGCCAAGACTATGCCGTCATCACCCCGATCCCGATCCCCCACCGTGTCTACGGCATGGCCTACGCCGACCCGGCTGCGGAAATTCAGGGGCTCAAGTCTGCGCTGACTCGTCAGTATGTGGACTCGCTGTTTATCGCGAACCGCCCCGACACATACGTCAACATGCAGGGTGTTACCGCGACGACGCTGGAAGACCTGCTGTCGAACCGCATCGGCAAGATCATTCGCGGCAATGGCCCGGCGAACACCACGATCAGCCCGGTTCAGACAACGATGGTTGCCCGTGAGTCTCTGGAGGGCATCCAGTTCGTTGACACGATGCGCGAGACCCGTTTGGGCATCACGAAATACAACCAGGGGTTGGACAGTGAGAGCCTGAACAAGACGGCCACCGGAATCGGCAAGATCATGCAGGCCAGCGAGCAGCGCCTAAAAATGACGCTGCGCATCATGGCGAACACGGGCATCAAGCGCCTGTATCAGATCATTTTGCGTTTGGTCACTCAGCACCAGAACGTGGCCGACGTGATCCGCCTGCGCAACGATTGGGTGCCGTTCAACCCGTCCGAGTGGTCGGACAAGATGGATTGCAAGATCGCTGTTGGTTCGACCAATGGAGAGCGGATGGAAGAAGTGCAGATGCTTCAACTGTTCGGGCAGTTCATGGTTCAAGGCGTGCAGGCTGGCGTGGTCAAGCCGAACAACGTGTATGAGTTCGGCAAGAAGCTCGCCAAGGCTGCGAAGCTCATGGGCGCAGATGTGAAGCTGTTGACCGATCCGGCTCAGAACCAACCCCAGCAGCCGCAGCCGTCGCCTGAGCAGATCAAGGCGCAGATTGAGATGGGCAAGGCTCAGTTTGAGGCTCAAGAGGCCGAGAAGCAGCGCCAGCACGATTTGCAGATGAAGCAACTGGAAGGCGCACAAGCCGAGCGCCTGAAGCTGTTTGAACTCGCTGCCGGGATGCTGTCTCGCCCTGCGGGTGGGAACATCATCGACGGCACGCAGATGGATCAGGCGGGCCAAGTCATTGACCCGGCTCAGATCCAGTTTGCAGCGCAGGCGATCAACCAGCTCGCGAACGACCTGCAACAACCGGGGGCGATGTGAACGATCAACAGCGCATGCAGATTGCTCGCGCCGAGCACGCAGACCGAATCCTGAATGACCCGCTCGTCATGGAGGCATTCCAGACCATCGAGAAGGCCATCCGGGATCAGGTGTTTGATCTGCCAATCGAGGCTGTAGAGCAGCGCGAAAAGTTGGTGCTGATGGACAAGAGCCGTCAGCATTTCATGAACCTCTTTGAGTTGGCGATTCGTGGTGGCGAAGTGACCCGCTATGAGTTGACCGCCGAAGCAAACACCAAGGCGCGGATTCAGGCGATCCGCGAGCAGGCAAGGAACTATGCAGGTTGAACCGAAGAAGCGCGGCCCCATGAGCAAGGCCGACAAGGTCGCGAAGGGTTTGGACGCGGCATTCGCGGCGCTCATTGAAGTGCCTGCCGTGACGTTCACCCAGCCGGTCGAAGTGATCGGCCTCAACGAATACATCAATACCAAGGAGCGCGAAGGCGTTGTCTTGGTCGAGGTTTCACACCCGGACGCAGTGGATGGCGATGTCTTCCAAGGCGTCTATAGCGGAATCAGGCTGAAGAAGGGCGCACCGTCTGCCAAGTACAGCGACGGTACGACCGAGTAAGCCTCAAACCCGGCTGGGGGCGGTTTCCCTCAGGCAGCAAGTTAGGAACAAGCCAAAGGGCTCTGGAGCAATCCGGGGCCCTTTTTCTTTGGCCTCACACCTTGCTGCTCAAAC